ATCTTGAGAAATAAACCAACCGGCGACTGCTTCTCTAGAAGCTTGGCTAGACATGTTCTGCGGACCTGTGGTAACAGTTCCACTCAAAGCTAGTGGCAAAATAACGCCAAGAAGATTAGCTGTTGTGAGATTTGTTCCACTTCCGGTGAGAGAAATACCTTGGCCCGAGATGGCATCCGCTGCGCGGTTCCCAACACTACTTCTCAGTTGCTGCGTGAAGGTCTCTCCAAGCCAATAAACTTTTCTTGCGCCAGCTGGATATAAAGTTCCACCGGTGCTTGTAAGCTGTGGATTTGTATTAAAACGCTTACGAATAAAGGTTTCTTTTGTATCATCAAGACCAAACTTAATCTTTTCGCCACTTCCTGTTCCACCAATCACAACGGTGAATAATTTATTCGAATCTGCTTCGATTATCACACCAATACCGCCACTGACGGAATTTTGAGTGCCCGATAGATTGAGGAGCACAGGGCTCATTCCAGCATGTGTATTAAAAACAGTTCCGCTGAGTGAAATCTGGTTACCGGATGATTCGTCTAAATACCAAATTGCGGCTAAAGAGCCGGTGCCCGCCAGGGCGCCATAACCACCTGCCGCGGCGTTCTGCGCGCCGGCGGAAGATCCACTTGGGAATACAAAGAGGCCATATGCGCCGCCATTGCTGGCCAGCAGGACATTGGGATTATTTTGAGTTTTCCAGCCGGCTTCTCCAGCAGATTCCGGATTAGAATCTTGCTGTCCTAAAAGACGCACGTATGTAAGAGGAGCTACATTAGAGCGTAAAAAGGCCTTCGCGGCATACGTTCCATACATGGGCGATTGATAATTACCTTCACGATAAATATCTCCACCGCCATTACCGGGAACGGTATCTCCAAACATTTCTACGAAATGTGAATAAGACTGTACCTTTACGGGCTGCATTGCGAGCCCTCGGCGCGCGCGGCCAACTACTACTGGACCAATCTCTTCAGCCGATTTGGGAATAAACGAATTATCAATTTCATTTATAAAAACACCGGGAGATACAAATTTAAATCTTTTTACTGACATATTGTTTTTTCCTCTTTAACGTCTTTGAGTCGAAATGTACTCTATTGCAATCATTAATTAAATAGTATTTCTAAACTCAAAAAGCTCCTGAACATACAATAAAAATGGAGGTTGAGTTCAGGAACTCTTTCCAAAGAGGTTAGTGTTGCCTGCAGGGACCGGTCCTTCGTTGGGAAATGTGATTTCTACCGTGTTTTCATCAATTCTAACGATAGGTCTGTCATCGCTTGCTCCTTCTCCGATCAAATAGCCCAAAACATTAATAGTAATTTCACTTGTAAACATGCGCATATCCTCCGCTAAATTATTAACATTGTTGCTGTGAGTAAAGCCTTGATCAATGAAAGCTTCATATAAATGGCCATTTCTCTTCATAACAAAGGCATTAATTTGGCCTGTGCGAGCTATAAAGGGAGCTATCATATCGTTCATTTGTTGCTGGTACTCAGCTTTAAGCATAATCTTATAGCCGACTTGAACATATACTGGGATAGGAACCGATAAAGTCTGAATTACGATTTTTTTGTTTATTCTCGGATAGTTTCTCTGTCGGGCGGCATCCGTATTGGTGCGAGTACCCGATGCAACCGCAAAATTCCTTGTTTTGTCTTGTACGATTCTTTTTGCTAAAATAAGTCGGCCCGATCTTCCGTTTTTGTTTTTTGAATAAAGATTTGCTTGAAAAGAACCTTTCCGAGCTGGATCTTTAGTAATACCCGTTCTTTCTAAGCTTATCAAGGGGAGCTTTAAGGCTCCAGCGTCATCTCGCAATGACTTTTCATTTTTAATCTGAAAGGAGCGTTCGGGTGCTTGCCATAAAATGGGCGGCTGCAAAAAGCCTTCGTTAGTAGTAGTGCTTAACTGTAGATCTTCTTTTAGCCATGACATCATGGCATAATCAATCGTTTCGATTGTAGATTCCAACATTCCTATTTCTTTGAGAGAAAATGTCGAATTTGACCCCGTTGGCAACATCGCAAAAGTAAAGTTATCAGGTAGCATCGAATAACCCCTTTCTAGCTCTCTTGCAAGTAGCAGAGATTTCAAAACTATGATCAACTTGTCCAAAAAGCTTTTTTGGTTCGGACAGTTTTACTATTTCATAAAAGAAATCACCATATAATACAAAATCACCCTCTCGGACTTCTAAATTTTGATCTTCGGTAAGTCTTCTGCGGTGAAAATGCACGGAAATTTCCCATAACTTGTCTAGTCCTGCGCCTTCCATGTATTCGGTCACATAGTCGGTAAATTCAACCAATGCATATACGCGGACAGGAGGCAAATAGGTCTTTTCTATTGCCTCTCCATATAATGGGTGAAAATTGGTGGTTTCTAAGTCGACGGGATAATATAAGATCTGTTGGCCAATGACTTTTTCAATTAATTCGTCATTAACTTGCTTTACAAGATCTCGTTCCTTTTTTCCTAAGAATAAAGGAGGGGGTGGTGCAGGCGGCCTTTTCCATTTATTGTCTGCCATCGGTTATTATCCTACAAAAATTGGAAGAGGAGAGTTTTTAAATGTAGTTGCGGCTGCTTCAGCTTTTTCGCTGTCCATTTTAACAAGCTCTGTGTATTCCACCTCTTTAAGCATTTCTTTAAGCTTTTCTTTTAGTTCTGTTTGCTCTTCCTTGGCCTGTGATAGGAGTTCTGAATGGTTCAATGTCACAGTTTCACCCGGAATCGGCATTGTAGTGAATTTTCCTCTAATCTGTCCTAACATCTCCTTGCAGAGAGCCAATGAATATTTTCTAATCCACTGTTTGCCCATAGAGTTAATATTGCCATAGGGAATATTACCAAACGGCACTGTATTAAGATTATTAATGCCGTCCATGCTGCCAGAATAATTTGTCGCGGGTTCCCACGCGTTGCCTTCAACATAAAACTTAAACCAAATGCGATCCAGGTCTCCCAGGCCCCAATAGCTCGGAGTAGGATAAAGTCGCAATTGATTATCGATCAATTCATAAGAATAATGAGATGTTCGAGTATAAATTGAATCTTCATACATAATGGCTTGCATTTTGTTTTGCCATGTGGGAATTATCTCAAATGTTGAATCATCCGCAAATTGGCCGTATGTGGAGTAATTGCCGACGACACCTACCCCTCCGTAGTACCCATAGAAGCGCCACATGGCCCTAGGAGACTTGTAAAAAACTTGCGTGACATAAACACGCTTATCCTTAACTTTCCCGCTGTACGTGACGGGATTGCCGGCATCATCTACACCCGAATTAGACGCACTGTTAATAATGGACTGTACATCATAATCTTGCTGATCGATTTTTGGCGAAAAGGAGGCTGAATATTGAGCAATGGTGCCTCCAAATCCGGCAATAGCAGACAGACCATCTCCGATCTTCTTTGCATAAGACATCTGGAAACGCGGATATTTTAAACTAACGTCGTCTGGGCCCGATTTTCTATCGCCCTTATGATCGAAAGTACCGGTTGCATCCCCCAGCACATCTGAAAGGATATTTTTGCCCTGGTGAAGATTAACAATGTAGGAATATTCTAAAACTGCCTCTTCATAGGCCGCATATACGTTATTAGCAGTTAATTCAATGTCTACGACATCGCCGCCCAATTTTTTGTATACGAAGGCTACTTGTAAGGAGGCGCCACTTAAAAAGTCCGCTGAACCGGTATATGAGCCGAAGGGCACACCTGCGGCTACCTTAGAGACAGTACCAGTGGCTGGTAAGACAATTGCACTGGTTTCTGATATTGGACTTAAGTTGGTTGGCATTAATGAGATCTCCCGCTACACTAAGTAGTGATCTTCACCACAAAATTCCAATGATAAAATGCCTTCTTTATGAAGCTGTCGCACTTTGACGAGTTTGTTTCGTCTTCTTGGTCGTTGTTTTCTTCTTTTTGGTAGTCCGAGATTTAGAAGTTTTTGTTTCCGTAGCAGTTGTTGCTGCGGAAGTTTTTGTTTCTGCGGTAGTCTCAATAGCTGGTTCCGGCAACGTATCCGGTGTATCGGGCGTCTTTGTCTTCATAATCGGATGAGTGCCAAACTTATTGGTAAACTTTCCGGGTGTTGCGTTTATTCTTCTTTTCTTTCCCATGGGAAAACTCCTTGTTATATAATAACTAGTATAATTTATATAAAACGAAAATCTCAAAAATTTGCCGGCGAAAAAATTGGGCAGATCGCCATTTTTAGGTTTTTTGTCTAAAAAGAAACCTCACCCCGCGAAGGATGAGGTTTAAAGAATATAATTGTTAAGACCTACGAGAAAGCGCCATCAGCAATAGCTTCGATATTACCTTGTATATACATCAGTGAGCCATTACAAGTGATTTCAAGCCAATCTCCGATATTGCCACTACTATTAATAGTGTAGGTGGTGTTCGCATCAGATTGATCTAAACCGTCAGCCGCCACTACAAGACCCGCTAATTCATTAGTATTA